TAATAAATGAGGTTATTTAAATTATGACAACTAAATTTGATCTAGATTTAAAACCAACATTATATAGTGAACAGGTTGAACAATCGCCCTATGTAAGTAAACATCATATGGGTAGCAATTGCCATTTATATAATTATATAGGATCAGGTTATTTACCAATGTTTTTAAAAAACTTTGTTAATATACCAGATTATGTAGAAAATGAAGTTTTACATATTGTTACATCTAATGAAGTTAATAGATTAGATTTAATTGCATGGAAATATTATCAAAATCCTGAATTGTTTTGGGTTATTATGGCCGTTAATAATATACTAAATCCGTTTGAAATAAAAGAAAATACAGTTCTTAGGATATTACCATTGAGTTATATTGAGTATAATTTATTGAGATATAGCGATTAGATAATGAATAGGTGATTTTAGAATGTCATTACAGGTATTATCTACTTATAAAGATTTTAAAACAAAAATAAGATTTTCTTGGATGTTAGATAAATCTTATCTAGTAAAACAATTTACATATAGTTTATCCCAATATATGCCATCTATATATGCAGAGATAGTTTTAGTATTAGATTCTAATAAATTTTTGGAATTTAAAAATATTGATCAATTAAAAATTCAAGATAGATTAATTGATATATGGTTCGAACCGGAATTATATAATATCAAATTGAAGAAAAAATTTTTTTCTGGACCATTTCAATTTGTTGTAGTACAATATGAATTTGCTCAATGTCAAATTGCAGATATGGATTTAGAATATGAAAATATTAATGATACCAAAGTAATATTATTAAGATGTATAGATCCTACATTTTATAAAATGACATTGGATCAAAGAGTTACTAGTTATGGTAAAGTAAATATATCTTCAGTCATTAAAAAAATCGCTGCAAGAAATGGAGCTAAAATTAAAAAGTTAGTTGATACAGATTTTGCGTTTAACTGGTTACAAACACAGTATACTGATTATGAGATGATTCGTTTTTTATTACCATATAGTAGATCAACAGATGGAGAAGATATGTATACATTTTTCATGATGAATAATGAATTATATTTTGCACCAATATCAGCTAATAAAAAGTACCCAATACGTTTTAAATTAGATATGATTAAAAATTTAGATGGTACTTATCAAACATCTGATATGAAAGCTATAATTGAAAAATATGGATCCAAGGATTCATTATATTCATTTCATCATGGATTTAGTAATTTTGAAAGTGTCAATCCTAAACCAATGGCTACTCAGAGTTTTATTAGTAATAAATCTCATAATAAACAACATACAGGTGTAGCTACTAGATATATTGATAGTATTATTGAAGAAAAAACGTTACAGGAAATATATATTTCAAATTTAAGACATCGTATACATACATTTTCTAGATTATTAACATTTAAAGCTGAAGCTATTCCTGAAATAACACCTATTAGTTGTATAGAGATAATAAGTGAATCTAATGGAAAAACTAAAGAATTGGATGGCATATATTATGTGGCTTCAGTAAAATACACTTTTGGTATGACAAATACATATCCAGATTTGCCTTATATGGATTTATATTTATGTTCAGAATTAGATTCTAAGGGGTTAGCTAATCCAGAAGGAAGGCCGATTGAGTAATGCATAAATTCAATGGTTTATATGTTGGAAAAGTAGTTGATAATAATGATCCATCTAAAAAGGGGCGTTTGAAAATTAATGTGCCCATGATTTATGGATCTATACCTGTTGAGGATTTACCGTGGGCAGATCCATGTTTTCCATATGGTTATCATGATAGCGGAATATTTTTTATACCTGAAATTGGTTCTCTTGTAACTGTTATGCTATTAAACGGTAATGTATATCATCCAGTTTGGCTTGGAGTAATATTTAGGGAAAATGATAACGTTGTTCCTCAAGAGGCCAAAAAATCATATCCCAACCGTAAAATAATAAAAACTAAAGTTGGTTATATTATGATGGATGATGAAAATGATTATATTGAAATAAAACATAGAAATGGTTCAAGTATTACATTATCAAAAAATAAAGATATTGTGGTTCATTCTGGAAGAGATTTTGTTGTATTAGCAGATCGTTTCGTTTTATTAGATCCTGAAGGACATGAAAATGTCACACCAATACCAAAATATGAATCAAAAAAATAGAATCCAATTATTATAAGGAGTATTATATAAGATGCCTAAAGTTACTAGAGTATCAGATACAACCTCTGGAAAATGTGATTTAAAATTAGATTGTTGTCCTCATTCACGTTCAGGTACAAATACAACCGGTAGTCCAACTGTATTTATAAATGGATTGGCTGCACATAGGTTAAATGATACTGGATCTACTAATTGTCCTCATGGAGGTACATATAAATCAATACAGGGAAGTCCAACGGTGTTTGTAAATGGTTTACCTTTAACTAGAGTTGGAGATACTACACAATGTACTAGTTGTGGAGAGCCAGGTAAACATTCATCCGGTAGTGAAACTGTTTTTGCAAACTAAATTTAATAATAGGTGATTTTATGGGATATAAATATGAATATACATATCCAATAGATGAAACTAGTGCAGGTTATTCTGGACCTATTGCAATTGAACTTGGTCAAGATAGGTTTGCTGCTGGAATTTTAGAAGCGACAGATCATCGTAATTTGATAAGATCGTCTATTCAAAGGATATTAGGCACTGTATGCGGCGAAAGGGTTATGCAACCGGAATTTGGTTCAAATTTAAGAAAAATATTATTTGAGCCTATAGATAATATATTAGTTGAAGATATAAGAGAAGGAATTAAAAATACAATTGAATCTCAAGATCCTAGAGTAATTGTTACAGGTATAGATTTTAATTTTGACTATGATAATCATACAATATATATTGCAATTTCATATAAATATAATAGAACCGGTCTTGAAGATTCATTTAATTTCATCATTTCTTAAGGTGGAATAGGTTATGTCTAATTTAGATTTTAGAGACATTGAAAAATTACCAATAGATTTTGAAGATATTGTACAAACATTAAAAACTCGTATACAAAACCGATTACCTAATCGATGGACGGACTTTTTGGCTTCCAACTTCGGTATAGAATTACTAGAAGCATTTGCATACGAAGCCACTTTAATGAACTACTATATTAATGCTAATATAAATGAATGTTTTATGCCTACAGCTAAAACTAAAAACGCCGTATATAATTTAGCAAAAACTGTAGGTTATAAACCCCGTCAGCCATCACAAGCGATAGCAACTGTTAAATTTTATCTTGAAACGCCCCATGATAAAAATATATACATCCCTATGTATACTAAACTAATTACAGATAGTGGTATACCATTTTATACTACTAAAAATGTAATATTATATGCTGGAGAAACAAGTGTTGAAGTTATAGCTAAATCTGGAACTTTAAACAGTGAAACATTTATTAGTACTGGTATTGTTGGTTATAAATATAAATTGAGACAATTTCCAGTTAATGCTATTGAATATGTTAAAGTTAATGATGTAGAATATCAATATATTGATTTTATTGATATAGAAGCTCAAGAAAGGTATTATACTACTGAATATTCAAATGATTTTTCTTGTTCAATAAAGTTTGGTGATGGTGTTTACGGTATAAATCCAGCAAAAAATTCAATTATTGAAGTATTTTATGTTACTGGTGCAGATAATACACATAATGTAGCCCCATTTTCAATTAATAATATTATAGATCCAATATATGATTCTTCTAATATGTTAGTGAATGTTAACGTTACTAATACACATAATGCTGTAGGTGGTTCTTCTAATGAAAGTGTAGATGAAGTAAAAAGAAACGCTCCTAGTATTTATAGGACTCAACATAGATGTGTTACTACACAAGATTTTAGAGATATATTATTAGCACAGCCGGGTGTTAGTAAAGTTTCTATTATTGATCACTATACGATGAATGAAATAGGAATATTTGGTGTTAAAGCTGCTGTAATACCTGATGGTGGTGGGTATCCAAATAGTGCTTTTAAAAAGAACTTG